GGCCGCTTCTCTGTACGTGGACTACATCTTCCTTGATACCGATGAGCGCCGCAAGATGGCCCAGAACCCCCACGAGTACCTCATCGAGCAGGTGCAGTTCACTGGTGATGAATCTGTGGGTTCTTCCTCCAACCGCATCAAGCTTAACTTCAACCACCCGTGCAAGGAACTTGTGTGGGTTGTGCAGCCTGATGCCAACGTGGACTACTGCAGCTCTCTTACTGGCGGCAATAGTCTCTACGATCTCATGGGTGCCCAGCCATTCAACTACACCGACGCTCTTGATGTGCTCGAGAACGCCACCTCCTCGTTCGCCACCGATGCCTCTGCCATGGTTGCCATCAACAACAACGGCTTCCAGGAGGTTGGTCCCAACGGTGATGCCACCACCTTCGTCCTTGGCGAGGCTGCCCTTGGCATGCACTGCTGGGGTGAGAACCCGGTCGTCACCGCCAAGCTCCAGCTTAACGGACAGGACCGATTCTCCGAGCGCGAGGGATCTTACTTCGATACCGTGCAGCCCTTCCAGCACCACACCCGTGCCCCCGATGCCGGTATCAACGTGTACTCCTTCGCCCTGCGCCCTGAGGAGCACCAGCCCTCGGGAACCTGCAACTTCTCCCGCATCGACAACGCCGTGCTTCAGCTTGTGCTTAGCTCGAACGCCGTCGGTGGTACCTCCACTGCCAAGGTCCGTGTGTACGCTGTTAACTACAACGTGCTGCGCGTGATGAGCGGCATGGCTGGGGTAGCGTATAGCAATTAAGGAAATAATATGCGATTCCTTCCATCCCAAACACTGATTAAATAGGCATTTATGCCAAAACCAAACATTAAAAAATGAGTAGCAGAATATCGTTACTCATTTTTCTATTATCATGTACTTCGACGTTTTTCTGCGTTTTGTCGCGCTCGCACCAATATATTTTCTGGTTTATAATTTTCCCGGATTTGTTCCTCACGTTTTTCTTTGATATCGTTGCGTATTTTCTGTATGCCTTCTTGATCAGGCTTATGCGGGTTCCGTTTGAGAAGGATACCTATTGTAATATCATTCTCTTCTTGTGGTTCGGGGTACTTTGTGAATATACACAATAATTGGTTGACAAAATCGCCCATCACAAGATCTCGTTTAAGGTAGTTACACGTGCCACAGCAAATTTGTATATTAGACTCTTCATAACCAATATTGTTATCAATCCTATCTATCCCATTTGTATGTGTATCCGACGACTCCTTTCCACAAATTGCGCATGCTTGCGCGATGAGTTTAGTCCATTCATCAGGTGAGAACTCAAAGGATAAACCTTTTTTCATTGCACGCCTTTCATAATCGCGGTATGATGCTCCTTGAAAATCCCTGAATAATTGTGGGTATAGTGGGCCATCGATAATTCCTTGAAATGCGAGGATATGATGAGCGATACCAATGAAATGCGACATAGGAAGATTAGACTTCATATAGTTGCATATTTTACAGCAACTTACACAATTATCGGTGGTATAGTGGCGTTCGGAATCAATACGATCAATGCCCATGTCCATTCGGTTGTCGCAATAATGACAACCGCCCGATAGTAGCTGCTCAAACTCACCGTCATCAAGTTCAAATACAAGACCTTTTTCGCATGCACTTCGTTTGTAGATAGAACGTTTTACCTGTATGCTGGTTTTACGATTCTCATACAACTCGGCTGACCTCTCGGGGTTGTTCTCTCTCCATTTGGCCATGTTTCCGGCATTACGTTTAAGGTATGCCTCACGGTTTTCTGCATTTTGACGCGCCCGGTAGTTCATGTAGATCATGTTTCGTTTTTCTCGATTGTTGTCAATCCATGCCTTCTTGGTGGCGATGTTCTCGGGCTTTTTCGATGCAGCTCGCGCAAGCTCTCTGCGCCGGTCTTGGTCGCGTTTGCTGTCTTGAAGTTTATTGCTATCACGGCATTTTTTGCACGTTTTGGTGATGCCGCGTTGGCCCTGAAACATCGTTTCGTCGTATATTTGACAACATGTGGTGCATTTTCGTTTGCCGTCCTCTTGAGCAACCCCCTCTTCTTTTGCTTTTTTCCTGCGTGCGCGATCGCGCTCTCTGTCTTTTTCGAGGCACTGATCACATTTGACCTTCTTGTAGTTGCTGTCCAGACGGGTTCGGCAGCCTCGGATATGATTCCTACAGGGGCGCAACCCGAGTTCCTCTGTCTCCGCGAGCCATGTGGCCTTATCAAATTCGGTCCGGGTGTCTTCGGTAACGTCAGTATGTTCGTCGTGCCTCATATCAGTGTCAGACATTTGTATGTTACAATTAACGGACATATTGAATCAATTTTCTATCCGTTACCAATAACTCGAACCGCAACCCATATAAACGATTTACGATCATCAATGCAATGATACGTTATACAACAACCCAAAACCAGCTGCTCGTAGAGAGCTTGCTCGAATATTTCAAGGATTGGAACAATGTTCATCGATTGATGAACATCATTTCGGGCAAATGCAGGGTGTCAATCCGCGCGATTGACTGGTTTACTACCAACTACTCCAAAAAGCATCACGTGGTGTACATGGTGAACGGGCGTCGGTTTCGTGTGAACTTGGAGTATAAACTGCTCCTGAAGGGCTACTCAAAAAAGCGTTGCGACCCGTTTGCGCGCTGGGATCGCATGCTGATTCCCTACAATGACGAGACCGACATGGAGACTACTGTCGGTCAGATGATATTCTTCCGCTGGGCGTTTGAAAATCATATCATTGAGTACATGTTGGAACATATTGACGAGATCGAGGCAGACATGAATGAGCGTTCGGGGTCAAGGCGAAAGCGACCGGCAGAGGGAGGGCGCACCCGCAAGCGGCGAGAGGAGCTATCGGTGTCGGCGTGTAAATGTGTGAAAAAAGAGGACGTGACAATCACGGTCAAGTTCTCATGAAGTTATACAAGTTTGTTGACGAAATCCTTAATCGCCTCACCATAACATTCAATAATGTTCAGATTGTCTGCGCTGTTGTCTATGCGCAGCATGTTTCGGTCGCACGAATCGGTACCGAGCCAGTCAACGTGGTAATTATGACAACGTTGAAGGTAGGCAAGCTCGATGTTGTCTTCGCCCGCGCGAGCGCGAATTTTGACGCGTTCCAGACAGGTCGCGGGCGGCGCCTGCATATAGATGATTCCCGCATGCATAAACTCGGATGTATATGCGTCGTAAAACTGTTGGTATATCTGGTACTCAATAGACTCTATTTTCCCGTCATCGCTGAGCATTTTGGCAAAGATGTTGTAGTCTGCTTCGAGAGAACGCTCGCATACAAATACCGTGGCTTCGGGATTCTCGCGCATAGCGGCGCGCAGTTTTTGTACGCGTGTGGCAAATGCCATGACCTGGAACGCAAAGGCATATTTGGCGGGATTAGCGTAGAATTTGGACAGCACGTCGCCCTCCTCGTCACGAATTTCCGTCCACATATCAACGGGCTCGTCTACAAAGCATACTTGCTTTGAGTCCCCAAAGAGTTCACGCAGGTAGTTAAGAATGGTGGACTTACCGGCGCCGATATTGCCTTCGATCGAAACGATTTGGGGGAACATTACTAAAGATGGTGATTATAAAATCGACATCTTTTATGCACCTAATCAATTTTTGCGCACGTCCAACGGCTGCTGTTCTATAGTGAGGCCTGTGGTTTGTATTTCAGAATATCTTTTGCCTGTCCTGTAGTGGGAAACCACTCTTCACCAAACACGTCCTGTAGAAGGAGCCATTCAAATATCCCTCCTGCGTAGACGTGTACCTTACGAAAGCCCAGTTTAATCAGCTGATCGGCCTTTTGCTGTGCCGATGTATCGCATGTATTGCGGCCGTATACAATGATATTCTTGGAAGAGTACTCCATCCGCGAGAGCAGTCGGTTGATGATGTCGGGTTCATCCGAGGACCGCACGGTCCCGGAAATGATGCAGGTCTGCTCCCCTTCAGGAAGGGTATTGATCATGATTATGCAGTCGCGTTTGGCCGCCGTTTGCACGTCGGGATACCCTACCTGTGTTGCCTTGGTAGGAAACAGGAAGGGGAGCATGGTATGCCTGGCCCCAAGTATTTATGTGTGTTCCGGACGAAAATTGATTTGAAGACAGACATGGTGGAGAGTATATACAAATTATTATGGACCTTTCGCAATCGAAGATTACCAAGCAAGAGTGGGAGAGCCTTGAGGTTCCCGTCAACGAACGTGAAAAGAACGTTCTTGATATGCTCAACCGCGGCTACGCGGACCCCGCTGCGCGCCACAACGACCATAAGTCGCTGTTGCGCTTCCTCAAGATGGATGGCGATAGCTACCACCAACACCTCTATCAAAAACATTTCCATGAGCGCATTCAAACTACTGTGCGCAAGTACTGCCCTGATGTAACCTATACCCTTCCCACCGCCGCCCTTAAGAAACTCAACAGTGTGGATCTTGCGCGCCTCAACAACCTGGACAAGAACATTGATGCGAACAAAGATCGCATTTTCGAGTTCACCCTTATTGACCTCTGTTACCACATTGCCAAAAACCACAAAAAGAAACGCGACTGCTACGTGTCATACCTGTACTCACTTGTTCATGTACTACGTGTATCGATTGACGGTATCAATACAGGTGTTCTTTCGTACGCAAATGCCGTCATTGCCAAGTACTACGATTCGGTCAAACCCAAGCATATGATTCGCAATGCCGCGCGATTCATTGAGCAGAATGAGTACGTCTCCAAGTATCGCGATCAACAGCTTTATGCGCATCAACAGGACATCTATCGTGTGTTTTCCGACAAGGATGTCACAAAAGGGTCGTTTGTAACATACTGTGCCCCTACAGGTACGGGGAAGACACTTACCCCCATTGGACTGGCCAATGGCTACCGCATTATATTTGTCTGTATCGCTCGGCACATCGGTATGTCACTGGCTCGCTCGGCCATTTCGGTGGGACGTAAGGTGGCGTTTGCCTTTGGGTGCAAGACGGACGAAGACATTCGACTCCACTATTTCGCAGCCAAGGACTACGAGCGTAACTGGAAGAGCGGTGGCATATACCGTGTCGACAACAGTGTGGGTGACAATGTGGAGATCCTTATATGCGACGTGAAATCGTATTTGATAAGCATGGAATACATGCTGCGGTTTGGCCCAGCAGAGGGACTCATTGTGTTTTGGGACGAGCCCACCATTACGCTTGAACGCGAAGAGCACCCGCTGCATGAGGTCATATCGCGTAACTGGAACGAAAACAAGATACCCAATATGATCCTCTCTTGTGCCACTCTTCCGGATGACAATGAGATCCGTGTGGTCAAGGACCGTTTTGTTGCGAAATTTCCCGGAACGTCACTGCATGATGTGCGGAGCAATGACTATACCAAGTCCATACCTCTTATAAGCCGTGACGGGAAATGTGTTCTCATTCACAACCTATGTGAGTCCTATGAGGATATGCGTGAGGTAGTTCAGTATTGCATCGAACATTCTACCCTCTTACGGTATTTTGATCTGGGTGGCGTTGCAGATTTCCTCAATCAGGTGCACAAGGACGGTATGGTGCCAATTGAACACTATTTCACAAATATTGAGGAAATCACAATGGAATCGATAAAAATGGCATATCTGAATACCCTCGCGGAACTGACGGAAGAACAGTGGGAAAAAGCCCGCGAAGCTGCCATTTCGAGAGACGAAAAGAAATATCCAGACGCAAGCGATAGTGGCGTATTGTTTACTACAAAAGACGCACATACGCTCACGGATGGCCCTACCATCTATCTATGTGAGGACACAATGAAGATGGCAAACTTCTATCTGCAGCAGTCGCGCATCCCAGCATCGGTACTCAATGACCTAACAAAGGCCATTGAAACGAACAACAGTCTCTACAAAAAGATTACAAACCTCGAACACTTGATTGAACAGGAGTTCGAGAAGACGGATGACCCTGATGGTAAGGGAAAGGGAAAGAACAATGGTAAGAGCCGTCTGAGTAATGACGGTAAGCGTAACATGG